TTATTTACGCATAAATTATGAGCCTTTTAGTGCCATGCTCAGGGCGTGTATCGCAATTTAACGTTATGCGAGAACGATCTCACTAGGGGACTTTCGCAGAAGATCTGCCGTGAACGCAAGTGAGAAAACTAAGTGAGTTCTTACTTACGACATTGGGCGAGAACACTCACGAAACTGCCCCTGTTTCGTTCGCAATTAGTAAGTTTTTACCATAGCAAATCGCTGTTGTCCATTTGCTAAGCGCAACATAACACGAGTTACATTTTTGCTTTGTGGCACAAACTTTTCAATTCGTCCTGTAACACCTGTTTTGCTTGTTGTGAATAAATCACCAATTTGGTAAGTGTATCCGCCTAATGTCATTTTGGGTCTTGCCTTTCTGTTTTTGGGTCTTATTATTATTTTACTAGATTTTGGCAGGGAAGTCAAATACCCTCCCCTGCCTATCTAATTACAAGTATCTAGCGATAGCGTTGTAGGTAGAAGTAGAAACTACTTCCTCATCTGTCATCTTGAGAATACGGATTGCGTTCTCAATTTCCTCTTTCATTTCATTGTAAGAGTGTTGGTGTAGAACCTCAAAATCACGCTGTGGTTCAGCAGGAAAATCTGCTTCATTACAGGTTAGGTCAAAATCTACATTGAGAGTTTTGTTCCAAGAACGATAGTTAGTGCGGAAGTTTTCTGCTTTTGCTATGTTAGCAACAGCAAACTTGCCAACTTCCTTACGCCACTTTTCTCTTGCCTTCTCATACTTTGCTTCGTTTTCTGATTGGTTAGCCCAACTCTTGTTGAGTTCTGCTAATTTAGTTTCTAAAGCCTTGATGACCTTAGTTGTAGCGATTTTCACGCTAATTGCTTTTTGGTTTCTAGCCATTGGTATTTCCTTTCTTTTTGGGTTTTTGGGTCTTATACTATCATAGCATTTCTACGATAGAAAATCAAGTGAGCAGTTTATCCTCCACTTGCTCAGGTGGCGTTAGCGTTTGCTAAATTACTTTGCTGTCCAAGTAGTCCAGCGAGGTGTTCCAGCGACATCAAGTTTTACACGAACACTTTGTCCGTCTTTGTTTGGCTTGATTTCTGTGATAGTGCCTGTTACCTTTGACTTCTGTGAAGTGTAGAGGTCGCCTACCTTGTAAGTTGCTGTTGCTACTGCCATTTTCATTTCTCCTTTTTCTAGTTGATAATACAATTCTAACATTTTTTGAGATTTTTAGCAAATCCAAATCCACTATTTTTTGTGTGATTTAGACCACACGACAAATAGGACAAAACGGACATTATTGGTAGAGGAATAGGGCTATGAGTAATAGGATAAGTAATAAGACTATTTTCACTTTTTACTCGCACTAAATACTATGTCTGCCTTGTTGAATACGCATAGACTACATTTTACACACGCTGAGCCTTCTTTGTCAATTAGGGCAATTCGCTTAGCATTTTCAGGGCATTTAGCACCAGGCTTGCCAATCATTGCCTTTAAGTCTGCTTGACCTACCGCAAAATTTTTGGCAAGGTATGCAAGGCGTACTCCATTAGTTTTTAATTCTAAAGCAATTTCTTTATTCTCTTCATCAGTACTAAAATAGAGAGATAGATTAGAGATACCATTAAGAATTGTTGCTGCAGATCTAACACGAGTATAGACCCAAAATTGAACATCGCTATGAGTTTCGATTACATCTTTCCATGCGTGTGCATAAGTATCATTAAAGAAATCACCGTCCCAGTGAATGCGGAATAGTTTAGGTGCGTCTTTCTTTTCACAATCACTTTTGAAATCAACAATCATCTCATTAAGCAGAGATACCATTGTTTCTTTATCTGCGTCTTTCAATAACTCCCAATTATGCAGGAGGACCGCTCTTACTCCCTTGTATACTCTTTCGAGTTTTCCTGCATAGCAAACGCTCTCACAAACTGAAGTGGCACCAGGACACGAGAAAGCCTTTCCAGCAGGCAATCCAAAGGTGTTGGCAATTGTTGGGGTTTTTCCATTTTTTGATACGGCATTAGTAACCTTCCTATCATTACTTCTTTTTAGTTTCATTTCTCATCCTTACTTTTATTTTCTAATTCTATCATTTTTTTGTTATTTTGTCTAGTATAGTGTTTCTTACTCTTAACAAACGAGGCAGCATTAGACCTGCGTAATTCCATAAGGATACGCAATTGTTCAGGTGTCTTTTTTTGTCTCATAAAATAATCTTATCATAAAAATATCAGATAAGCAAATCATGGGAGGTTCTACTTAATCGTAACAAAACGGACATTTCGCCCCTCGGGGCTTTTTAGTCTTCTATATAAACATAGAAATCAAATTTTGCATCATCACTTACTTCAATTACTTCTAGTTCGCCATATTCATCTACATAAGAAATTGCATAACCATCTTTAAGTGAATTAATTTCTTTAACTTCACATACCATGCCATCAATACCAATTAAATCGTCAGGCATGAGTATATCAACACTGAACACATCGACTTTTTTGAGATCCATATTCAATATTGTAGCAGTCATTTTATTGCTACCTTGCCATTACGATAAAAAATCTTAGTGTGCATTTTGCCACTAGGTTCTGATAAGTTAATTGTGCGATACTCTACGGCATCTCCAAAATCAACAAACTTCTGATAAATTTCAACGGCAGTTAAAGCGTCACTATAACGACCAATCCAATCAGGGCTAGTAGAATTGTCATTAGTGCAAGTAACTGAGTATAAGTATTCCATTTTATTTACCTTTCGCAAGCGACATTATCTTTATCTCTATCTCTGCCTTTATTCGCTTCATAGAGTTTATTATTTACGAATGGTTCTCCTGTCAAACCATTACCTTTTTCAACATAGCCTTTTTTGGCTACTCCATGAGGATAAACCTCATTTAGTAATTCACACTTAGAAAATCTTTCTATTTTGACTTTAGCATAAGCGTTTGTAGGTATTAGCGATAACGCCAATAAAACAACAATTAGTCTTTTCATTAGTATTCCTCTCTTTCAATAATCCACGCATTTAGGTGGTGAGCCTCAATAATAGCATGAGCAGGGGCAGTATTCAATCCACGCCACGATACGCCTTCAGGTAATTCAATATCTGCGTCCCATAGCCCTAAATCATTTACTGCGTCAATAGCCTCAATACAAGGCTTGACCATAAACTTAGGCACTGGTGGATAGTGATTAGCAGATAAGTGGATACCAATCTGCGTTTCAATATCTAAGTGGATACCTAAATCCTCTAGTGTTCCGTCTGCCATTTCAGTTGCCATATTACTTCCCATTAGTTATTCTCTCCCATTTCAAATATAGTTTCTTCGCTAAAGTATATATCAATTCCACAACCAAAGCAATAAAATCCATCTATTGCTTCATTTTCATTACATTCTAAACAAGCATTTTCTAGCATTAGAAATACTCTCCCATCATTTTTTCATCTACCCAATCACGATAATGATTATCGCATAGGTCGCTAGGTTTTACACCAATAGAGTTTAGCCCAATTCGTTGAGCATAGCAAACAGCGCACATTAGTATATTTCTCCATTTTCTACTATAAGGTGATTAGGGTTACATTCGCACCATTCAATATCATAGTCCTCGCCATTAGACCAACCCTCATAGCCTAAGCCATTACACAATTCGCAATTTAGAATTTCTTCTAAAGCATTTTTTATTTTACTCATTTTTTGTCCTTTCTTTCTAATTCAATCCTAGCAGTATGGTCTGACATTTTAGTAGTCCTCAACCCTCACGCTAACTGTTGCCCACTCATCTTTAAGTGAATTCGTTGGGCGGTATCTAATAGCAAAATCTAACCAACCCTCAGCAGGATAAGTATCCTCACGCTTCTCAGCATAGTTAATTATTCCGCCATTAAATCTGCGCTTCATTGAAGTTGGCGCATAGTATTGGTCAATTAGTAAATCAACAATAGAATAACCTCTCATTGTTTTTTCCTTTCTTTAGTTTCAGGCTTCCAGCCTATCATTTTTATTTTTAGAAATCAAATCGACACGCCGTAAATTACATGCCCGTAATTCTGTGATCTTAAACACATACTTAAAGTTATACACAGCCTGTGGATAACCCCTCGGGCCATTTTAGTTGAAAGTTCAAGCAGTTTTAAATCATGCTTAGGATTTTTATTTTACTTTTTTATTCTTTCAGTTCGCAAAGCAATTTGCAATCTGCGAATTTCTTTTTCAAGTTGAACATTACGATTCCAAAATGCAATCATCATTCCAAGCGATCCAGCGAGTGCGATTACAATTGCGATTAGTGTTCCGTTATCTAGTATCATTTCTTTCCCATTCTCTTTTGTTCTCTAATTGCTAGGTAGATACCAAAAAGAATTGGTGCCCATAGCATTAGTTGTACAAGTGATGTTATTAGTCTATTCATTGTCATTGTTTACCGCCTCAATAAATTTATCTGTTACAAAGCGTGGATTATCTTTTTCAAACATAAACGCAAAGTCATCAACTAAATCTGTAAAATCTTTTTCGTCAATAGTTGTTTTATATTTGTTTAGAATTCTAGCAGTTTCTACATAGTCTTTTCTAGTCATCATTAGAGTTTAGCCTTTCCAATAAGGCGACCTGAGATACCTAGCAAGTCGCAAGAAATTTTTACTGCGATACCTGCTGGCAATTTGTCAGGGTAGTTAGAAATAAAATCTGCTACCTGACCTTTAGTAGATAGATTGACAATAGAGGTAGAACCATTGAAGGTTTCTAGTTTTACTTTATACATTATTTTAGTTTTCCTTTCTTAGAGATTTTCTGTTTTTACTGCGATAGTGCGATAAGTATAACCGCCACCCTGCTTACGAATTTCTACAAGATAACTTTCGCAACCCTCATACCAAACTGCGTGAGGGTGTTTTTCTGCGTTGATAATTTCACCAACTACTGAGCGAGAGTGGTAAGGCTTTCCTACAAGTAGGCTTTCAATTGAATAGACATTTGCTGACATTTAGTTCTCCTTTCAAGAGACTTTCATTTTTACTGATAAGGCTATCCTATCAGGGGGGTCTGACATTTTGGCTACTTATTTGCTAAGGCTCATTGTGATTTATCTCACACTTATTTGCTTAGGCTCATTAGCCAATTTGTCCTTTATTTAGTTTTGATACTGAGTATCCTATCAGATATCCCTTGAAAAGTCAAGGCGACACGCCGTAGGCACTCTGTGATTTATATCACTTATGGATACAATCACTTTCAATCTCATGACCAAACTCTTCAACGAGTTCCTCATAGATTTCATCCATATAGTCTAGATATTCTGACATTTTAGTTCTCCTTTCAAGAGACTTTCTTATTTAATTCTTTATAGTAGAATACTAGCAGATAAATCTCAAAAAGTCAAGTCGACACGCAGGACAAAACGGACATTTTAACAAATATTTTTGTGGTATTCATCACACTTACTTAAAACGGACAAAACGGACATTGCTCGGGCAATTTTGCTAACAATTAAATTAGCAAAATTATTTTTTTATTCTACAACATCTAGAACATCAAATACATCAAACTTTTTCAAATCGTTTTCTGACAACGAAAGAAAAATTTTGTTTAAATCAAAAACAGCGTTTAGATCTGTTTCTGCTTCAGTTACAAAACTGATAAGAACATTTTTTTTACTCAAAGTAAATCGCTCCTTTCACATTTTTATGATTAACGCAAACATTACCACGAGGAATTTCTACGTGACATTTGAAGCAGAGCATTTTAACTTCTGCTTTTGTTAAAATTGCTAATTCTAAATCTAATTTAGTATCAGCAGAAGCATTTTCTAGTGCAACCCAACCTGCACCATTTGAATTCATTTCAAAAATTTCTAATGTAGCCATTATTTACGACCACCTTTCTTGCAATATTTTGCATACTTTACGAATAATTTACGATAACCACATTTATCGCAATATCTGTTGAAATAAGGTTGGCGTGTTGATACGCCCCACTTATCTGTCCAAGTTTCATGCTTACAAGTAGGGTCATTACCCTTTACATTGTAGTCATTGTAGAATTGTGGAACATGGCTCCATGCTTGGTAGCCTGAAGCGATTACTTTATCTAATTTTTCTAGTGACATTTTATTGTCCTTTCTTTTTTATCTAATACAAGTATCCTAACATAGGGGTCTGACATTTTCAGGGGTATAAATGGGGTAAAATGGACATTGTGGCGTACCTCACATATGACGTACATCACATAGGTAGTTATCCACAGAGTTATCCACAGCCCCGAGGAGATGTCCGTTTTGCCCTATTTATGGTGTGGGGTATATCACATGCGACACGCCGTGGTAGGACTTGACTTTTGGGGAATAGTGTGCTATTATTCTACTATAAGAAAAATTAAATAAGAAAGTATCTAAGAAAGGATAACTAAAATGAATACATTTAACAAACTTCACCCAATCTGTCCAATATGTGGACATGTATCCCCTGAAAGTCAGGATAGGATATGCCCTAAAGACAAGACCTACAAGGTCATGGAAATCCTCACATTTGATGAGAATATGTACCTTGTGAGGTAACTCACAGGCGACACGCCGTCTAGGTGCTTGACTTTTGGCGGTATCTGTGATAGGATACTCCTAGAAAATTAAATAAGATTATTACTACTAAAAAGAAAGGTGGTCTAAAATGACTACACTAACAAATACAAATACTACCCTTTGCGATAAGGGACATACTCCTCACAAGGAGAGCATCTCAGTTGTTGCTCACAACTTTGATGATGCTGATTACTACACTTTCTGTGAAGTGTGTGAAAATAACATTGAAATGTTTTCCTACTATGATGATGATTGTGGTGTTCGCTACTCTAAGTGGAGTGTTTCTAAATGAATAACCTCCACATCTACATCTGTGATAGTTGCGATACATTAGCAACAATAACCCAAGAGGGTGCAACAATAACAATAAATAAATGTAAGTGTTCTAAGGAGAATAACTAAATGAAAGTAACATTAACCTCAATGAGTGGCAACACTCGCAACATACAATTACAATCTAAACAAGAAGTGTTAGATTTTATTGATTTATTTAAATCAACTATGGACAAACACACAAGGGTAAAAATTACTTGTGATTTGGTTGGGATAGATGGGTACCTACAAGGTACAAAATAAACCCCTAGGTAGTGGGTGACGAAATCACGTCCTCACTATCTTTTTTATATTTTTATTCTTAGATCATGCATCATTCATCTGCAAAAAATATTCAGATTTACATGAAATAGATAGTGTGCTACAATAGTATTATGGAAAATGAAATTTGGAAACCAGTAGAATCAATCACATTACGCAATGGCACTGTTTGGTATTTTGAGGGATATGAAGTATCCAATTACGGCAGGGTACGAACATATAAGCAAAAATATGGAAGAATGCCAGCATCCTCAAAGGGCACTAGAAATAATAGGCCATTAAGATCAAGTCCAACACTAATAAATGGTCGTCCTGATAAAAAGGGTTATCCACAGTTCTGTCTATCCGATATTAATAAGAAAAGACATAACGTTAGAGCACATGTATTAGTTATGCAAACCTTTAAAGGACTTCCAAACGAATATGAGGTGGTTTGTCACTATAATGATATTAAAACTGACAATCGACTTGATAATTTACGATATGACACTATGAAAGCAAACTCTGCTGACTCTAAAAGAAATAAGGCGTATAATTAAGATATGTGCGAAGAAAAAGATTGTCAATGTGAATCAAAACCCATAACACCAACAGATGCTATGGGTAGAGAAATTTTTTGGCTAGACTTAGGTCGTCCTCAAGACTGATTTTCAGCAGCAATACGATCTCGCCAATACTTTTCAGTATACTTACGCATATTGGCAATATCCTCATATTTTTCACGGGTATCTTCAGTAAGATCCTCTAGATCACAATTCATAAGATAAGACTTTAGATCATCCATTGATAACTCCATTTTCCTTAAGTACGTCATATAGCATTCCATTGACGTATGTTAACTCTTGTTGAGCCTTTAGAATATATTCTTCAATTTGTTTGGAATCTATTCCTTGTTGTGCAGCCATTTGTCGATTAAAAGAATTAATCGTATCAGTCATTAACTGAACTGCTTCATCTTTATACATTGTTATTCCCATCTACTCCAAATGGCCAAGGATAGTAACTATATCCCAATAGTTTTTCAGCCATGCCATTTGCACTTTTTGTAATATTCAATTCGTTCAATGCAATATCTGCCTCAGACATTCCACTATTACGAAGTTCTTCTATTTTTGAATTTGTTATTTTTTCTACAGTTTCAAAATACTGTGTTACTTTTTCTTTATGCTCTTCTGGAATTGCCATTTCACCACTTCCCAACTGGACATTTTGCCTTAGACAATGTTGTTTTCATTTTCATAAAACATCCACATTTTCTACAAGTTTTTGGAACTGGACGAAAATGTTCACATGTTTTGCAAATCTCATATCTTTCAAGTGCGACGGTATCAAGAACTCGTTCTGATCCATTGATCAAATCCCAAGGCTTAGCATCATCCGTCATTTCCACTCAATCTCCTGATTATACGTTACAGAATACTCTCCTGTAAAGATTTCTGCATAACTTATTATATCAGACATATACCTTTTGACCGTATTTACTCCTACCTTATCCACAAGGTATTTTTGACCTGTGACGAGTTGCTTATGTGGGATTTGTTCTGATAGAAATGCTTCATTGAGGGTTTGGATATACCGTTCTTTTCCATACCGCTTGTTTGTAAAAGACTGGTTTGGATATATTTCTCTTATCTTTTTATCTTCTTGCTGTATTACATCTGTGTTCCAGATCACATAGGATACGGGATCACATTCCATCCTAGACGACCATCTTCGCATATTATCTCCGTACTTCTCCATATTCTGTAAAGTAGAATCGGAGAAAGCCATGCGTATACGGTCGGTAAGAGATGTTTGGACTTCTGTTGCAAACGCAACCAAATATGCGGTGGCGTAAGGAAACTTGGCGGAATAAGTATTAACGCTGTAATGTGTATTAGGGTTAAAAGACTTATTAGACATACCGTCTTCTTTTAAGCGCATGTGGTTTCCGATCGAAACAAAACCATTCATGTCGCAGTCAACGAAAAGACATTCTGTCGGATTTACATCTTCTGCCAAACAAAGGATGTTCTTGTCATATGTGCCGACAACCGTAGAACCGTTATAGCGATTAATTAACTGCGCCGACACAAAACCATCCATATCTGGCGAAATTATTAATTTGTCCGAATACGATAGCGTTTCAAGTATCTCTGTTTTCATTTTTTAAAAACTCCGTTTATAATATGTGTATTATGTTTGCTACTCAAGGGATCGCTCTAGTAATCGAAATCATAATTGGTGCATGTACTATTCTAGCAGGTATTGGTGCAGGAATCAAGTGGCTAACCAAACATTATTTTGATGAAATCCGAGCAGAATTAAAACCAAATAGTGGTAGCAGTTTAAAAGACCAAGTTACTAGATTAGAAGTACGTATGAATGAAGCAGATCAAATGCGTAGAGACATGGATAAAAAACTTGACAAAATGTATGTAATTTTACTAGACCATGTTGTTAAAACAAAAGAATAATTTTTCCTATATATAATATATATAATATATATAATATATTAAATATATAATATATATCTTTTATATAATATATAATAAAAGTATACACCAACTTCCTTTACCTGACTGTTATTTCTTGACTTTTTCTTTGTGATATTGATTACACTTTTAAGATAATGTCCTTTTTATCCTGATATGATATACTTTTTATAGGCTGATATTTAAGGGAGTTTCTTATACCCACCCCCTTAAGTATCAGTCTTTTATTATGGTATAATCTAGTATTATGGCTATCTGTGGACCTGAAGTTTTTGGTGCTGACCCCCTCAATATTAAGTGGACAGTTGTTCGTGGTGATACCGCCACACTTAAAGTCGAATTCTATGAAAATGATGAGGCAACCTATTATGACACAGATGGATGGGAATATGTTGCAAGCGTATATTCTCCAAAAGAAGATATGATTGATGAACTAGAAACTCAGGCTGGTGATGGGTATGTAGAAATTATTGCATCTCCAGATATAACAAAGAATTGGGGAACTGGATACTCTACTGGATCTATCGCAGAGTTCTTATTTGATTTACAAGTTACATATGACGGAACTGTTTGGACCCCAGTAATCGGTACCGTTAATATTTTAGGTGATGTAACTTATGGAGGTACTTTATAATGGCAGTTATTAAAATTGTTCCAATGCCTGGAGCATCAACACCAGGACCACAAGGTCCAGCAGGTCCACAAGGGGCTACAGGTCCACAAGGGCCAGCAGGAATACAAGGAGAGCCTGGCCCACAAGGAGAACAGGGAATTCAAGGAGAGCCTGGACAGTCTGGACTTCTATCAGCATACAATGCTTCATTTTTTAGCACACAGTCACAAACTGGAACTGCAAATTCTGCACAAGCAATGACATTTAATAATACTGATTTTTCAAATGGTATTAGCATTGTAGATAATTCTAAGATTACAATTGCTCATGCTGGAAAATATAATATTCAATTTTCTGCACAAGTACACAACAACGGTGGTGCAAGTTCCACAGTAAATGTTTGGCTATCAAAAAATGGTACTGCATTAGAAAATTCAAATACAAGAGTATCAGTTGCATCTAATGATCCATACGCTGTTGCAGCATGGAACTTTTTTGTAGATGTATCAGCAAACGATTACTATCAACTTTTCTGGTCATCTAGTAGTGCAAATACTGGATTAGACTATCAGGCAGGGCAAACAATTAATTCTGTTTACCATCCTGCAATCCCTTCTATAATTTTAACAGTCAATCAGGTAGGGGTTTAGCGTAGAGAGTCATGGCTGTTTCTAAAAACATGGACTTTCCAATAAATAAAAAGAGCGGTTATGCATCTAAGGTTCAACAGATAGATCCAGAAATCACTCCTGGAAGTAATCTCATTCCTATTGTTGGTCCACAAGGTCCAATGGGACCGCAAGGTGAAAAGGGCGATAAGGGCGATAAGGGCGACAGAGGCGAAAAGGGTGAGCCAGGTATACAAGGACCCAAAGGAGAGCCTGGTACGTCCTTAGAATCGGTTCTACCGCCATATTTACAGAAGCCTGGATGGGCTTTATACCAAAATTCAAACATTAGAGACTTCACTTTGGGAGCAACCAGAGGAGAAGACGGTTGGGTAACAATATTTGTAGATCCAAGCAAAAAAACAACATTAGAAGATTTTCTTCCAGAAGACAAGATCAGCCTGTATAGCGGAGAAACACATAGAATTAATTTAAAACACTTAAAACTGGGTACTCAGATAAGAGTCACATATACTTTTGATGTAATAACATTAACAAATAATACAGAATTGTGGTGTAGGTCATACTTCCCAGATACTGAAAATGAAGTTACTACGTTTGTTTCATTATTGAAATATCAATACGAATACCCGATTTCTGAAACCCATACTTTTGCACTTACCAATGAAATCGATAAGGTTAGCGGTATCGTACCTCAGTTACGAGCAGACATGGATTGTATAGTTAGAGTCAAATCTATTACAATATCAGTCTGCTAACATGGTATAATAAATCAGGAGGAACTATGGCATTTCCAGCAACGTACAACATTAACTACTACAAGGGTGACACCTATTCATTTGAGATTTCACCAAAAGATGCTGCTGGCGCAGTTTTTCCTTTAACTGGATATACACCAAGCATGATGATTGCTTCAGCCAGAGATCATGCACCAGATTTCTCTATTACAGCAACAGCAGATTTTAATGATCCTACACAGAGAACTACTATTATTTGCACTATTACACCAACAATAGGAAGACAGTTAACAGCAGGAACACAATATGTTTACGATGTTCAAATTGCAAAAACAGATGATTCTGAAGTATATACACTGCTTACTGGCACCATTTCTGTAACTGCAGATGTAACGGGAGCATAAAGTGGCAATTGAAACCACAATATCCGTAGATACTGTCGAGGTCATAGGTGGACCAGCAACAATTAATTTAGATTTAGAAGTTGGTACTGCAGGAGAAAGAGGCGGAAAGTTTTTTGCTGGTTATGGAAATCCTAATGACAATCCTCCAGTAGGTGCTTTAGCAAAAGATCTTTATATAAATGCTCAGTCAACATCAGATGAATATTCTTTTTTATATCAGTATGTAAATAGTAATTGGGTTCAACTTTTAAAATTACAGCCAACTATTTTAGCAAAAATTGATGATGCAACTTTTGATAACGGACTAGCAAATATTATGATTGCAGCAAATCAAATTCCAACCTCTCTTTCTTTGACTGCATCAAACTTTAATATACAGTGTAATGTTATTAATTCAAATCCTACAGTTGCGTCTATTTCTTCAATAGTTTATGCACTAGAAAACGGTATTCTTAAATTAACATTTGATGTGAATGCAGTAGAGTTTATAGATGGAGAGTGGTCAAAGATAGGCACCAATAAGGCTGTCCATATCCTGATTACTGTGGTATAATTTAGGATGGTGATGAAAAATGGCTTCTGAAGATATAGGTGCTTTATTTAATACAAAGATTCCAGGGTACGATGACCCAGCCGACATTCAGGATGCCCTAAAACTTTTTCTATATGGATCTACAACATATGATGAAACAAACACTGATCCAAATAATCTGCTAACACCATCTTTGGCAAAACACCTACAAACAATTAAAGACAGGGCAGAACTTGGAACTGGATCAGATTATTTAACTGAAACAGAAGTAGAAAATCTTACGCCAACAGATGGATATATTTGGGTAGATGTAAATTCAACTGGTAATGGTCATCCAATTTACGCCACTGCAGTTTATACCAATGAAGCACCTACTACTGGTTTGGCTGACGGTATTATTTGGGTAGATAAAGATGCATCTCCACAAAGAGCATATATTTATGATGCAGGATCATCCTCTTGGGTACTTATCAATGAACTTTTAAATATTATTGATGCAAGTGGAGACCTTGTTTATGGTATAGGAGCAGACACAGTAGCACGACTGCCAATCGGTTCAGTCGGAAAAGTTCTAAAGGTTTCTTCTTCTAATTTACCAGCATGGGAAGATGATAGTTCTTACTCTCTTCCATCGCAATCTGGGAATGCTGGAAAATTCTTAACAACAAATGGTTCAACTGAAAGTTGGGGAACACCATCAGGAGGTGGAACAACATTAATTACAGATGTTCAACTAAGTTCGTCTACTGGGTATGACTTTTCATCAATTCCTGGAACGTATAAGAATTTAGTTTTAACATTCAGTGGTTTGAATATTGCTGCACTTAGCACAAACTTTGGATTAAGATTTAATAATAATGCAAATGCTGTTTATGAAAATTATACTCAATATCAAGAGTCGCCAGCATCTGCACCAACATCTTATTCTTCTTTAGATACAGTAGTTAATGATACATTCTTTGGAAATCAGACAACTTCTGGAAATCAGTATCAAAGTGCTAGAGGATCAATTACTATCTATGATTACGCAAGCACAAATAGAACTAAGTTTTATAGTGCACAGGTTGCTCATTACAGCAATAACAACGGTAGAACAAATTTCATCAATATTATAGGTAACTTCAATAGCACAACACCAATCACTTCCTTGAACATAGTAAGATTCACAGGAACGTCGACTATTACTAATGCAGCAAATACGTCAATTAGATTATATGGGGTGTCATAATGAAAACAATTCATAATGTTGAAACTGGAGAGATTACCAATAGAGAATTAAACTCCAAAGAAGTAAAACAACAGATTACTGATGAAGCAGCATGGAATACAAAGCAAGCAGAATTTGAAGCAAAGGCTAATGCTAGGAATGAAGTATTGGCAAAACTTGGAATTACAGAAGACGAATTAAGGTTGTTAGGATTATAAAATGGCACTTACAAACAAAGAAACATCTGGAAAAGTAGCATACATGTATGATCAGGAAACTGACAAGTGGTATGCAATAACTGGTGCAGTAAATACTAATGCTGCATATAATTGGACTGCTACACAAACCTTTGATGCCACATCAATTTTTAATACAGTTGTAAATTTTAATGATGTTGTTTTTTCAAAGGCTGGCATTAATAATTTTGCAACTACCGCAGCAAGAGATGCTGCAATAACATCTCCTGTTGAGGGCCTTACCTGTTATATTAAAGAAACAGACGAAATTCAATTTCATGACGGATTAAGATGGAGAAACTATTCTGATAATACAATTACTTCATCTAAAACAACATCTTTTACATTAGATTTTGCAGATGCAGGTAAGAGCCTTAAGTGTGATTCATCACTAGATATTGTAATTACAATTCCTGCAGCATCAACTACAAATTTTGCAATTAACTCAAGACTAGATATATTGCGTTTAGGATCAGGTAATGTTTCTGTTACACCAGATTCTGGAGTTACACTTTTAAGTAAAAACAATAATAGGAAAATTGCTGCACGTTATTCTGGTGGTACATGTATAAAGATTGATACAAACACCTGGATTTTAATTGGTGATTTGACGGCTTAGGTGATCTGATGCTCGGATTTTTAGGTAAATGGGCTGGATCAAAGGGAATGGGAAAAATTCCTAACCTTGTCGGACTTACAAGAGAACAAGCAAAGGCAGCGATCTCTGCTGCTGGATTTAATTTTAGAAACGAAGTTTCAAGAACAGATTCTGAAGGCGCAAACTCATCTAATGATGGCAAGGTAAAGTCTCAATCCAAGAATGCCGACGAACTACATGACTACGAATCTGAAATTGATTTTGATTACTACACATATGTTCAAAATACTCAAAACACTCAGAATACTCAAAATACAATTCAAAATACTCAAGCAACACAGAATACTCAAAACACCCAAGCAACACAAAACACTCAGGCAACACAGAATACTCAAAACACCCAAGCAACACAAAATACACAAAACACTACATGTCCTACTCACTGGGGAGATTGGTTAGACCTAGGAGTTGAAACTACATATGGCTGTGATGGACTTTATTTTGTTGAAAGAAGTGTACTTAGTCAAGCACGTTTTGAATATGATTGTAATAATAACTGGACATGGGGAATCGAAACTAGAGAAGTTGGAACACCAACAACTACTAAAACATTAATTAATGGTGAATGTGGATATGATTCTCAAAACACACAGAATACTCAGAATACTCAGGATACACAAAACACACAAAATACTGTATGTCTGGAGGACTTCATACCATCTGGAACAGTTTATCGCTCAGAGTGTTGTGGAAATGCTGTTAAATTAAGATATGTTGATTGTAATGGTCAGGTAACAAATACATATGTGTATGAATGTATAAGTTCATGCTATACACAAGACACTCAAAATACCCAGGCTACCCAGGCTACCCAGAATACTCAGAATACTCAGGCTACCCAGAATACTCAGAATACCCAGAATACTCAGGATACCCAGAATACTCAAAATACTCAGGCTACCCAGGCTACCCAGAATACTCAAAATACTCAGAATACACAAAATAGCGGTGGCGGTGGCTATGGAGGATGCTTTGTTTATGGTACAGAGGTATTACTAGCAAACGGTACATGGAAAAAAATAGAAGACTTAATAATTGGCGATGAACTTAAATCATTATCAATTCCAGACTTACCGCTAGATGAGTCTTCAAATTATCTAAATACTTGGTCTACCAATAGTATTAATGATGTATCGTACTCAACAACTTTTGTTACAAATACAAAGCATGATGGATATACTCAATACTATAAAATTAATGACAGTATTAATATAACATTTGAACACTTTGTGTTTGCTAAAAAAGACGGTATTTGGGCATTTAGACAGGTACAGTCACTAAATATTGGAGATAGCATATTAAATGAAGATTGCGACGTAATTGATATCACATCTATTGATATTATTAATAGCGTAGTCCAAACAGTAAATATTGATACAGAACTTACCGATGTTTATTTTGTTAGAGGCATGCTTGCCCACAACTTTATAATAGCCAAGTAACGGAGATATAAAATGAAAAAAGAAATTCTAGACAACAGGATAGTTGCTTATACAGATTTTTTAGAAGATCCAATGTCTTTGGTAAACGATGTTGAAAATCTTCAAAAAAAATATAATTTAGACTATGTTGCAAGTACAATAAATAATTATGAGGAAGACAGACATAAAGTTACATCTACCGCTTTTTGGTTGCACACACATCCAAACGATTATACTGTTGGACCAGAGTTTGTTCAAGATAAACAATTGTTGAATGCAAAAATTGATAAAATAATTTTTGAACCTTTTATGGATTATATTAAATCTTTTTCTCCAGGAATCTCTAAACGTGAACGTTGGGGGCTAGTCAGATATGAAGATACAGAATTTTTAACATGGCATACAGATGGAGATGCAAAAAATAAAAGAAAAGTATCTTTTGTATTTTATATAAATGATGATTATGAAGGTGGAGAGGTTGAGTTTAAAAACTTCATTGGATCGCCCTATAAACCCCAAAAAGGTACCCTGCTGATGTTTCCATCTTTTCCAGAGTACCTTCATAGGGTTGTACCAATAACAAATGGTACAAAGTACGTTTTTATATCGTTTGCTGTTTAATTTGGGAACTGCTTCATGAGTTCTTTTGTTTTTGGTGTTAATCCATGCCAAGAAGACCAATCATCCCCACCATGCGACATATAAAATGCAATATCGGCATTTAATACTGGGTTGAATAATTCAGCATTGGCGGTTAGATTAAACTTTTCTCTACGATCTGGACCAAGGTCACCAATCATATTAATTTGAAATAGTCCAAATGAACTATCTCCAGTTCTATGGCTTTGGTTTAAAGCCAAAGGTCTTCCATTAGATTCTTTTTTAGCAACAGCCCAGGCCTCTACAAGGTGCTTTCCTCTAAAACCAACTGCCCATAACAAATCCTTTAATTCAAGGTCTGTAAGTTTTGTATAGTTTCGATATTTTGCTAATTTATCTTCTGCCCTAGAAACAACTAAAGCCTCTTCCGAGGCCGAAGATGCTGCCGAAGGTTGATCTGTACTTATATTATTATTCACAAGCACGTCTGTATTATTATTCACAAGCACGTCTGTTGCGTTTGCAGAGTTTGACCATACAGCAAACATCAAAAGAATGCTGAGTACGCCAATGATTTGCTTTTTATCATTCATAAAGTTAATCATAGTTTCCTCCTTAGAAACAAACAGCACCTTTTAAGGGGTGCCATATTACTTCTTAGTATAACATCCTTTGATTTTGTTTGTCAAGTCCTAAAATCAATTGTGGTATAATAAAAACACTATGGCTGGCCAATCTTCTAATTTTTCATTACCATATCCTACCGCCGATGACGCTGTAAATGTGCATGGGGATATTAAAAAACTAGTAGATCAACTGAATATTATACTTCCTCCACTTGGTATTTCTGCATTTCAACTTGAAGCAACCAATGTGACAGATATCACAATACCAGCAGGGTATCCAGTATATATAACAGGATATTCCAACTTATCTAGCAAACCAACAATTGAACCATCATTACCAACAACAACTAAACCAGTTTTGGGAATTACTAAAGAATCTATTGCAAAAGATCATAGCGGTGTAGTTGTTGTTGCTGGAGTATTAGAAAATGTAGATACCCATTCATTTCAGGATGGAGATGTACTATATGTTAAATCTGGTGGGGGCTTAACAAATATTAGGCCAACAAATGGTGCTGCTGCCGTTGGGGTTGTGGCTCACGCAGCATATGCAGTTGATAATGGTATTATAATTGTAGAGGCAAAGGGGAACGGTACTTGGGGTGCATTGAAAAATGGACTTTCATAAATCGTTAATGGTATAATTAAATTATGGCGGTATTAAGAACAACTACTATTACATCTACGCAAGCAACAAATGCTGCAGGTGAAATTCCTGTTGGTGCAATTCCACCAAAAGTAAGATGGACAGTTGTTAAAGGCGATAGCGCATCTTTTAGAATTTATGTAGAAGATGATAATGCAAATGCAATTAACCCAGAAGATTATACAATCAAAGCAGATTTCCGCAGAGGTACAGCATTATTGTTTTCAACAAATCCATCAAAAACTGAATTTGATAGCAATGGAGAGTTTACAGTATATCTTACTCCAGCACACTGCAAGCAATTAGCAACAGGAGATATTTTTGACGTTCAACTATCAGATTCTGTAGTTGTTTGGACTGTTTGTAGAGGAGTAATGACAGTTATTGATGAAGTAACTGATCGTGAATAATGGCAAAGCAGGTTGTAACCACAATAACGAGTGCAGCCTTAGTAGGATTAGCAACACTTAATCCAATAGGCGAAATTACCAACCTAGATAGTCGATATGTTGAGGTTGAACTAACACAAGCACCTAAAAAGGTATTAGTAAATGAATACTTACCTTTTAAACTTAGAATTTCCAATGTAGTTTTAGATGGCTACACTAGGAAAAATCCAGCAGGGATCGGAGTGGCTATTATTGGACACAGCAATTACATTCTGTGAAAAATAATGCTATAATTCATACATGGCAAAGTTATCATTATCATTAGTCAAGAATAAATTTCAAACAGGTGATCGTCCTACACAGGAAGATTATGAGGATTTAATTGACTCAGTATCTGCTCAAGCAACAGATCTTGGCACATCAGGCAATAACGAAAATACAATCAACGGAATAGAGAACGCTACAGTCATCGATAACTTTAGTGCATCCGACTGGCGTATGGTCAAGTACCTTGTTTCTCTATCTATGACAGCATCAGGAAACAATAAATTCTATGCTACAGAAATTACAGTTTTAGTTGACGGTAATAACATTAACGTCAGCGAATATGGCACAATAGACAATGATGGGAATATTGGCACCATTAGCGTCTCAAGGACTGGAAATACCGTCGCTTTAACAGTGACTCCAGATCCTGCAATTACGCCAGTCACAGCACGTTTTGCACGTATTGGACTTAAGGCATAAATAAGGAGATACAAATGGCAACAGTAAATAAGAACTTCAAAATCAAGCAAGGTCTTATCGTTGAAGGCACAGAAGCAACAGTAAACGGTAATGATATTCTTACAAAGAAGCAAGCAGACCAAGATTATATTGTTAATCTTGCTGGTGGTGGTGCTTCAACTTCTAACGAACCAAATAAGGTTGTAAAGCGTGATGCTAATGGTGATTTTTCAGCAGGAACAATCAGTGCAGACCTAGTTGGCGATGTAACTGGTGATTTGAACGGTAATGCAGATACAGCAACCGCACTTCAGACACCTCGTACAATTGAATTAACTGGAGATATCACAGGATCTGTTTCCTTTGATGGTACATCCAATGTACAAATTGCCACAAGCATTGATGCAGACTTTGCAACAGATGCAGAAGTTGCAACAGCAAAGTCCCAAGCAATCAGCGACGCAAGAACATATACAGATGCACAAATCTCTACAGAGGTTACAAATCGTAACTCTGCAATTGCTACAGCAAAGTCAGAGGCTATTTCAGCAGCATCTACAGATGCCACTAATAAGGCTAATGCTGCAGAGGCAAGTGCAAATTCATATACAGATGATGAAATTACTGCATTAGACCTTTCTTTGCAAGCATATGCAGATCAAGCAGAAGCAGATGCAATTGCAGCAGCAGCACTAGATGCTACCACAAAGGCAAACACTGCTAAATCAAATGCAATTTCTACAGCATCCGCAGATGCTACTCAAAAGGCTAACGCTGCACAAGCAGCAGCAGAGGCAACTGCTTCAGCAGACGCTACTACTAAAGCAAATGCTGCACAAGCAGCAGCAGAGGCAACTGCTTCAGCAGACGCTACTACTAAAGCAAATGCTGCACAAGCAGCAGCAGAGGCAACTGCAGATGCAGCAAATGTAGCACTTTATTCAACAGTCACAACAGATATCGCAACTGCAAAGGCTGCAGCAATCTCTGATGCAAATGCTCATGCAGATGCAGCAGTCGCTGCACTTGTTGATTCAGCACCTGCAATGCTAGACACACTTAATGAGTTGGCAGCAGCAATTGCTGACAATCCAAATTATGCTACAGACGTAACAAATCTTGTTGCAACTAAGGCTGATACAACATATGTTGATTCAGAAATTTCTGATCTTGACACAGCAGCACAAGGCTATGCTTCAAATGCACAATCTGCAGCAGAAACATTTGCTACCAATGCAGATTCAACACTTTATAGCACAGTCACCGATGACATTGCAACAGCAAAGTCCCAAGCAGAAGAAACAGCACAAGGATATGCTGACACAGCAGAAGATAATGCAATCGCTGCAGCAGCACTAGACGCTACAGCAAAGGCTAACGCTGCTCGATCTGCAGCAGAGGCTACCGCAGCATTGGATGCAACCTCAAAGGCTAACGCAGCAGAAGCAGCAGCAAACTCATATACAAATACAGAAATTACACAAGAAGTTGCAGATAGAAACTCTGCAATTTCATCAGCAATTTCTAGCGAGGTAACTAATAGAAACTCTGCAATTTCTGCAGCAGTTCAACAAGAAGTTACAGATAGAGATTCTGCAATTACCCTTGCAATTAGTAATCTAAACACATCAGTTGGTGTAGATTTAGATGCTGCAATTGCTCAAGAAGTTTCAGATAGAAACTCTGCAATCGAATCAGCAGTAAATGCAATTGACACAGATGCTATTGAAGAAGGTGTAAATCATCTTTACTTCACAGAATCTCGTGCACAGGCTGCAGTTGCTGGTAATATTCAAACAGCAGTAACAGACGCAGTTGATGCAATTAATACTGACGTTATTGAAGAAGGTGTAAATCATCTTTACTTCACAAACCAAAGAGCACTTGATGCTGTAGGTGGAGACATTAATAATGCAATCGCTGAAGGTAACTCAAGCGCATCACCTACATACCAAGAGATTAACTTTACTTGGGCAACTAAGCAAATTGGTACATATACATGGGTTCCAAACTCAGGTATTACAACAGTTTATGAATGGAATGGTAACTCATTCCCAGCAGCGAAGTTCCTAGTAAGAGTTCGTGAAGGACAGCATTCACAGGTTTCCGAAGTTCTTGTAACTAAGGATGATAATGGAAATGTTGCTATCACAGAATATGCTATCGTTCATACAAATGGAATTCTTGGAGATATCTCTGCAGAATTTGCCAACGGTACATACTCATTAACAGTAAATGCAGTAAATAATTCAACAGAGGTTATCGTATCAGGCATGTTGCTTGCATACGGCGACTAATTTTTGATAAGGGGTAGATAATGGCTACAGTAAATAAAGACTTCAGAGTAAAAAATGGCCTACAGGTCAATGGCACTGGTAGTTTCGGAGGTGCTGTCGTAGTTGGTACGCCAACTATTTCAACACACGCTGCTACTAAAGAATACGTAGATTCTAATTCAGGTGCAGTTGTAGCAGGATCTACCCCTCCATCAGAACCAACAAATGGAAAGATGTGGCTAGATACATTAACAAAAAGAGTTAATGTTTATTATGATGGTGTTTGGTATACCCAAGCAACTATTGATGATACTCAAAATCTTCCACAACACATTCACGATACAGCAATCGATGGAACAGGATTTATTGTTACTACCTTCCGTGAGGGTGGAAGTTTCAATAGCCCACTGGGTCAGGGATTTGATGGTGGTGGACCAGATACACAATCTTGGGACGTTACCGCAGATGGTGGCTCACCAATTGATAACTTCAACTAAAAATTGATGTTATAATAAGAAAAGTAAAAGATGGGTAGCACCCATAAGGAGATAAAGAATATGGCAACAAGAATGCAGCAACGCAGAGGTACTGCTCAGCAATGGACTGATGCAGACCCAATTTTGGCAGCAGGAGAAATTGGATTTGAAACAGATACCAGCCAATTTAAGATTGGTGACGGCGTTAACGCATGGTCAGACCTCTCCTACTTCAAGAATTTAGAAGACCTAGGTGGAACACTCGATGATTATGTTCCGCTTACAGAAAAGGGTGTGCCAAATGGTGTGGCAACACTTAACTCAGTCGGAAGAATCCCACTTGGTCAATTAGCAGACCTTGTAGATTCAGCACCAGAAGCACTAGACACTCTTAAGGAAATTGCAGATGCAGTTCAGGCTGCACAAACAGCCCTTACCAATACTGAAGGAGCATTATCAGTACACAATGCTCTTACAGAAAGTGTTCACGGTATTGCAGATACAGCAGAGTTAGTAACAAATGCTAATCTTACAACTGCACTTGAGACAACAATTCAATCTGCAGTAGATTTATCTGCAGACTCACTATCAGCACACAATGCAAGCCACAATGTTCACGGTATTGCAGACACAACAGTTCTTGTTACAACAACTGCTATGAACGATGCAATTGATGATGCAGTAGCAATTGGAGTAAACGATGCAGTTAGTCAAGCAACAGCAACCGCAGCAGCAGATGCACAATCAAAAGCAACTGCAGCACTTACTGCAGCAGGTGTAGCAACATCAGCAGCAATTTCAGATCATAATGCAGATAAGACAAATGTTCATGGTATCTCTAATACAGATGACCTTGTTTATACAAATGACTCACGTCTATCAGATACACGTACACCATCTGATGAATCTGTAACAGATGCTAAGATCAGTGGAACACTATCACAAAATAAGATTACAAGTCTTACATCAGATCTTGCAGCAAAAGCAGCACTGGCTTCACCAACATTTACTGGTACACCAGCAGCACCAACTGCAACAGCAGGAACAAATACTACACAAATTGCAACAACAGCATTCGTAACTGGTGCAGTTTCAGATTTAGTAGCATCTGCTCCATCAACCCTTAATACACTTAATGAGTTGGCTGCAGCACTTGGTAATGACGCAAACTATGCAACAACAATTACAAATGCACTTGCAGCAAAGGCAAGTAAGACAGAACTTGATGCAGCAACATTATCATCATTCAATGCACAAGCATCAAGTTATACACTTGCACTTTCAGATGCAACAAATATGGTAGAAATGACAGGATCAAGTGCTAATACAGTAACTATTCCTACAAATGCCTCAGTGGCATTCCCAGTCGGAACTGCTATCGATATTTTCCAACGTGGAACAGGACAGACAACAATTGCTGCAGCAGCAGGAGTTACAGTTCTTTACACACCAGGTTTGAAATTACGTGCTCAGTACTCTGCAGCAACAGCAATCAAGCGTGATACAAACACTTGGATCGTTTCAGGCGACCTAACAGCATAATTTAAATACGAAAAGGGGAAGATATAAATGGGAATTATTAGAAGAGGCGGTAAAGCATCTAAGGCTGCTAAGCAGACTATTAGATACTGGGGTATTCAACCAGCAGACCCAGTTATTACATCAGTAGTACGTGTTGGAGTATCTTACCTTAGTGGAGATTATGATGTATATTTCATGCCAGGAAGCGGTATTGGATCCGCAGCATCATCATATACAATCACTGCAAGTAATGCAACATATGGAGATAGAACTTTTACAGCAACAACTTCTCCTTATAGAGTTACAGGGCTACGTTCTGGAGCATCCTGGACATTTAAGATTAAGGCCAATGCAACAATTGGACAATCAAATACATCAGTAACTTCAACAGAAGTTTCTGGTGGATCACAAGACGTTACTGGTCTTCCAGGAAAGCCTTCAGCACCATCAGCATCTTCTCCATCGAACGTATCATACGATACAGTTTCATGGTCTGCACCTGAAAATGGTGGATCTGCAATTACAGGATATCAATGGGAATCTAACGACGGTAAGTCTGGAACAACCTCATCAACATCTGTAAACGTAAACCAAGAAGGTGGAACAGCACAAGCATATCGTGTACGTGCACAGAACGCTGATGGTTATGGAGAATGGTCTGATTATTCATCAACAACCACTACGTTCTCATTCGTACCTTTCTCAGTATTTGGATTCTCACCATTCGGTGTATTCGGATTCTCACCATTTGGTGTGTTTGGATTCTCTCCATTTGGATTCTCACCATTTGGCGTGTTTGGATTCTCACCATTTGGCGTGTTCGGTTTCTCACCATTCGGATTCTCTCCGTTCGGTGTATTCGGCTTCTCACCATTTGGTTTCTCACCATTCGGTGTATTCGGTTTCTCACCATTCTCATTCGGAGGATGCGTTGATGAAAATACATTAATCTCAGTTGTTACTGAAACTGGTGGATATGGAACAAAGCCAGCAAGTGAAGTTCAGCCTGGAGATGAAGTATGGGGTGTTGTATGGGCTGAGTACCTAGATGAAGGATTTGATTCTTCACTAGAATGGTCTTCCCCAACAATTACAAATCTAGAACTACGTAAAACAAAGGTTATTTCTAAGACACCACAACCAAAAACTGTAACAATGACAATTAATGGAGAGGCTTCTAAGAAGTTCTCACTTAATCAGCCAATTCTTACAAAGCGCAATGGTGCTTATATGTACGTTCTATCAGGTTCATTAGAACCAGGAGATTACGTAATTGAATATTCATATGAGCATGATGCTTTCTCTGAAGTACTAATTCAAACAGTACAACAGATTGAAGGAGATGCAAATACATTTAGATTTGACTGTGAAGATGCTGATACATTCCTTGCAGCAAATCTAGTTATGCACAATCTGAAGTTCTATTAAAATTTAATAAATAGTCGGGGGATATTGAGAGTGATTTATCATCATAATCATATCCCCCGAACTGCAGGCACATTTATTTATTCCCCTATTACTTCCTTATTAAATAGTAGGGGAATTAATTATTCTCTTGTATTTCAAAAAAGTAAAATTGATGATGATAAAATAAAAAAATCAAAATATATTTTTGGGCATATTGGTTGTTATCCAGAAACTATTTTAGAAGATGTTTGTTCATTTTCGGTGGTACGTGACCCCTTTCAAAGATTCATAAGTACTTTTAATTTCTTCTCTGAGCATGTATTTTATACTAAGCCAACAATGGAATTGCTTGAAAAATGGGTTTATGACCCAGTATTTTCAGAAAACCATAGAAATATTCAATCTAAGTTTTTGACTGGTTCATCTAATAAAGATCGCTGGAATGCTGCTACAAGACCAGAAATTGTTGCTAACGGCTGGATGATTGAAAACTATGAGTCTGATATTAAAAAAATAACAGACAAAATAGACATGATGAAAGTCGTATCTTTGGAAAATATTGATTCATTATTAGATTGGCTTTCAGATATTAGTAAGAAGGACTATGGGTTTCCTCTATTTAATCAAAGATATCCTATCAATGAGTCTTCAGGACTAGATTTTGAAATTCCTGAAAGCATTAAATCACGAATTGAAGAGTTAAATAGTATTGATTATCATCTATATGATTATGTCAAAACCAATGAGCACAAGTCTTTAAATGGTGTATAATAGTAAAGTCGAATGGAGACAAAAATGATGGAAGATTTTCCAACAGAAGGACTACAAAGCGTAAGTAAGTCCACACAACCACACAGATTTTTTGAAAGATATCTTAATAATGATTTAGTTCGTCTAGCAGGAGAACTACAAGACAGATACCAAAAAATTGAACAAGCACAGGTAACTGGTGTAACGCCCGTTACAGATAATGAAATTTGGAAATCATCCAATAGCGTTTCAACCATGAAATGGAGACAGTACAACGTATTCCAGTTTCATATCGAAGAAATTTATCATTTATACCTTGCCGTGTCTGACATGGTTAAAGAAGCATGTGAATATTACGATATTGATTTCGACGAACAAAAATATATGCTACAGGGTTGGTTTAATATTAATCATACTAAAAAAGGCAAGTTGGATTGGCACGATCATGGTCCACTTGGAGCACCAAACTTTCACGGGTACTATTGTGTAAATGCAGAACCATCAATAACACACTATAAGGCATTTGATAAGTATGTAGAAAACTATAATACTAATAACCGTGCAATTTTGTCAGAAATGGGACATCCACATGCAATGGCTGATTGGGATTGGGATGGTCCTAGAATTACAGTTGCATATGATGTAATTCCACTTAGAGATATTATGCGTTTTGGGTCTTCACAAGAGCAACACTGGATTCCTTTGGCATGATAGCAATGAAACCACCACATAAGTTCTTTGACAGATTTCTAGATAATAACCTAGATGAAATGTACACCTACCTTGAAATGAAGCAGGACGAACTTCTTGCAGGAACCCTTACAGAAATTCCTAGAGAAGAGTTATCAAAATACAATAAAGATAATGGTGCTGCTACGCAACTTGGTAAATATTATAATATCTTTAATTTTACGCACCCATCAGTTCAAGCACTGAAGTCTGCACTGAGGGATATTATGATTGAGGCATCAGAATATTATGGTCTTGATTTTGAAGCAAATAAGTTTGCAATTAAAGGTTGGTTCAATTATGATCCAAAAACAATTGGAACTAGTGGAGTTAACCCATTAAAGAATGAAAGATTCTTTCATGACCACATGGGCGGAGAAGGTGCTCCAGTATTTCATGGATATTACTGCGTAAATGCTGAGCCATCATCTACTTTTTATAAGATTAATGGCGTTGATGCATTTGAAAACATTAATAAAAACAATAGAGCAATCGTTTCTGAAACTGGACATCCACACGGTAGAGATGACTGGTATCAAGACAAGCCAAGAATTACAATCGCCTATGACATAGCACCAGCAGTCGATGGCCTTGGTAATGGATGGATAGAACTGTGAAAAAGTTAATCTGTTTTTTATTTGGTCATGATTTAGATGTTGCTACATGTCCAGTAACTGGAATTAAACTCACACAATGCAAAAGGTGTGAGCCTAAACATCCAAGAAGTTTTAATTTTAGTTAACCCTCAACTATCACTTTAGGTAGAGTTTTACTTTTTAGAAAACTCTGCTATACTTGCTTTATTACAGTTTTTTAAAAGGAGAAACACATGTCAGATTTTTTTAGTTTTCGTTTACCAGATGAGTTCATCAATGAGTATAAAATCAAGGAGTCGCCTTTCGGTTTTGTAGACGCTGGTAATAATTCTTTGGGAGAGATTACGTTTATTCGTACCTACTCCCGTATGAAGGATGATGGAACTAAGGAAAGATGGCATGAGGTTTGCCGTCGTGTGATTGAGGGTATGTACTCAGTTCAAAAGAACCATGCCAAAGAAAATCGTCTACCATGGAATGACTATAAGGCTCAGTCATCTGCCAAAGAAGCATTTGATAGAATGTTTAATCTTAAGTGGACACCCCCAGGACGTGGTATGTGGACATTTGGTACAGCCATGACAATGGAAAAGCGCAACTCTGCTGCTCTTCAAAATTGTGCAATGGTCTCAACAAAAGATTTAGATAAGAATGATCCAGGAGCACTATTTGCTTGGGTTATGGATGCTCTCATGCTTGGTATTGGTGTAGGGTTTGATACCGTTGGTCAGGAAAAGAATTTTACAATCTATGAGCCAACTGAGCCAGTACAGATTTATGAAATTCCAGACACTCGTGAAGGATGGGTAGAATCTATTAGACTTCTTCTTAATTCATTCCTGAGAGCAAATCAAAATATACAAGAATTTAACTATGACCTCATCCGTCCGCTAGGAACACCAATTAAGGGCTTTGGAGGGGTTGCCAGCGGTCCAGAACCATTGATTCGTCTACATAACTCTATCCGCAATGTAATTGGCTCTAGGGCTGGACAGATACTAGATTCAAGAGCAATTGTTGATATTGTTAATCTAATTGGAACATGCGTAGTTGCAGGAAATGTTCGTAGATCGGCAACCCTTGCTTTGGGTGCATCTGGAGATGAAGATTTTATTAATCTTAAGAATGCTGAAGTTTTCCCAGAACGCAATTCATTTGATTCAGAAAATCCAGGTTGGGCCTGGATGTCTAATAATTCAATTTCAGCAACAGTTGGAATGGATTATGATAAATACACAGATTTAATTGTTAATAATGGAGAGCCAGGTTTTATCTGGTTAGATGTTGCTCGTAATTATGGTCGTTTGGCAGATCCAGCAGATGGAAAAGATTATCGTGTTATGGGCTTTAATCCATGTGCTGAGCAACCGCTAGAATCATATGAACTTTGTACATTAGTAGAGGTTCATTTAAATAGACATGAATCTAAAGAAGATTTCTTGAGAACATTAAAATTTGCCTATCTTTATGGCAAGACAGTAACGCTTCTTCCAACACACTGGCAACAGACAAATGGAATTATGCAACGCAACCGCCGTATTGGAACATCCCTAACTGGTATTGCATCATTTGCAGATCAGAAAGGTTTGCCAGCAGTTCGTGAATGGATGGATGAGGGATATCAAACAATTCGTAAATATGACCGTCAATATTCAGAGTGGTTATGTGTTCGTGAATCGATTCGTGTAACAACTGTTAAGCCATCTGGTTCTGTATCTATTCTTTCTGGTGCAACACCTGGAGTTCACTGGGGTCCTGGAGGTAACCACTTCCTTCGTGCAATTAGATTTGGAAATACAGATCCAATGATTCACTTGTTCAGCGCAGCAGGATATAAAATTGAAAAAGATGTTGTTTCAGCAAATACATCTGTAGTATATTTCCCAGTTAAATCTGGACACCCACGTTCCGAAAAAGACGTGACGCTATTTGAAAAGATTGCACTTGCAGCAACTGCACAAAAGTATTGGTCAGACAATGGTGTTTCTGTAACTCTTTCCTTTGATAAGGAAACGGAAGCAAAGCATGTTGCCCCAGCACTACATATGTATGAGGGACAATTAAAGGCTGTATCATTCCTTCCAATGGGAAATACAGTATATCCACAACAACCATATACTCAGATTTCTGAAGAAGAGTATAACAGTTATATTGGACAGATCAAAAAGATTGATTTTTCTGCTATTTATGAAGGTGTGGATAACTTGGAAGCAATGGGTGAGGCATACTGCACAACCGATTCATGCGAGATTAAGATAGGATAACCATGAAACTTATTGGAAACTTTATAAGCCAAGAAGATTTAAAAACAGTACAAGAATATATTGCTACAATCAAATTCAACACAAGAGAAGATCACGATCCGCTACACGATGCGCTATTTGATAACGAGGGTACAAAGTTTGACATTCATACACGTGGAGAGATGCCAGATCATATTCTACAAATATTTTCAAAGTATTCAAGAGGTTTTTATGAGGCAGTTCAATCAGAATCAGAACTAGACTATCACCCACCAATGTTTTCAAAACACTATATTGCACGTTATAGAAATGGTGGAGAATCAGAGCCACATTTTAATATGGAAAAACCAGCACACACATTTGGTTCTTATATTGTTTGGCAAAATGCAAAGTCTGGTGGACATATTATGTTTCCAAATCGCAATCTTGAAATTGCTGCCACCCCAGGCGACTTATTTATTTTTGAAGAGTCTGAACAGGATAAACATGGCATTAGCCCAATTCTCGAAGGAGAGATGTTTGTATCTGAAGCATGGATGGGAACAAAAGGTCAGTTGTGGATGCCTAACAGAACTCCATACGAACAGGTTCAATGGGACGACTGGGAAATAAAGGGTTTTCATGATTGATCAAATTAAACACAATTCTAGATTTATGGATCCAGAAGATGCAAGGCTAATTGCTGAATATGCAGCAGCCATTGATGCTAACTTTACAGAGTATGGCAATGGGGAAAAAGAGTTTACCTTTTTTGCTTCATTTAACAATCCAGAGGTACTGAGGCTTTTAAACTTTTATGGAAATTTAGCAATGTCATTTGTTAAAAATAATTATGAAGGTCCTTTTGAACCGTATGATGAATCAAAAACACACGTTGCTAGGTTTATAGAAGGGTTTGGTATGCATGAACATTATGATGTAAATAGACCAAACGATATTGCAACTCTTATTTATCTTAATGACAACTATGAGGGTGGAGAGATCTATTTTCCAGCATACGATGTGTGCATAAAGCCTCAAGCAGGAGATTTAGTTTGTTTTCCAGACAATGAAAAATTTGTCCATGGCGTTAAACCAATCTTAAGTGGTACTAGATATACCTCTCCAAGATGGTTCACACGCATTGTATGATAAAATAGACTATTATGGCAAGTCCTTCTAACCTGTATGCTGAAAAAATATTTGCAGAGCACCCAAGCGTGTTTTGGGCACTCGATGATCAGGCTGATTACATTTCTTTATTAAATGATAGAACTTATACAGACTGGACTTTCGGCGGTACCTCATCAGAGGAACTTCTAACAAATAAAGGGGATGCCCCATTTCCATCTAGTGAACTACTACTTATCAAAGGAAATATACCAACTGGATCTAGTTCAGCAATAACTATAATCAGCAAAGACATTAACAATTTTACTGAATTAAACCAATCACTTGCTACATTTGCTACTGGTTCATACATCAAATCTCTTAGTGCCTTTATGACAAACGTTGAGATTGGTTATGAATATTTTGATCATACTACTGGGTCTATGGTTCAGCAATTAACATCTCTCGACGTTGCAGTTGTTAATAAGTGGTTTTTTGTTTCAGACACATTCAATATTCCATCTGAGGATGCAGTATTTAGAATTGTTATTAAAATTCATTATCTTGCTGGTGGACAGACATCAAATGATTATCAATTTTTAATTAATGGTGTTTCAATTGGTCAATGGTGTGAAGAATTTAATTCTACATCGTTAGGCGTACAGATTTCATCAATTCCATCAAATATTGCAGTTAATTCAACAAATGGAATTGTAGCAAATGCATATGGATTATTCGATAAGGCAGGATATTATCTAGCAAAAGATAACTCTTTAGTTGCAAAAAATTCTGGTATTCCACTTGTATTTGGATCACAAAATACCACAGTACTATATTCAAATTCAAACGACCCATCTGTAATCATTCCAGGTCAAGGATTTTTGAATGACCTTGGAAGATTTAAAGAATACACAATAGAGATGTGGGTAAACATTACAACGGATGCAGTAAATAAAACCAGAATTTTTGGACCAATTGCTTCGACTGATGGTTTATACGTTCATGGTCCCTTTATCACATTCAAGGTCGGAAATGATTTTGGATCTCATTATATTGGTGAATGGTCAAAGCCAATGTTGCTTCATGTCCGTGTTTCCAATAATAACGCATCGCTCTTAATTAATGGAGAACAGGTTATTTCTTTTGCTATTTCACCACTCACACTCAATCTGCCACTTGAATATAATGCCGAGACTGGCAAGCATCAAGACTGGCTAGGCTTCTACGCATATGATAATGTATCGCCATATATGATTGACTGTGTTGCTATTTATCCATATCAGGTTTCGACAATAGTGGCTAAGCGTAGATTTGTTTATGGGCAGGGTGTAGAGTTTCCAGAAGTAATTAATCATGCATATGGTGGAACATCAGTATATATAGATTACCCATTTTCCAAGTATGCAAACAATTATATGTATCCAGATACTGGAGAATGGAATCAAGCAGCGGTAGATAATCTTGAAACGAACAACGGCATACTATCTACTCCATCCTTTAATTTGCCAGATTTTATATTTTCAAATAAAACACAATCAAATCTATTTACAGATTGCGATAGTATACAATCAGAAGAATATAAGTTTATTACATTTAGACCAAACTCTTCTTGGGATAATACTAATGCATATATTTATTATAATAAACTAAATATGATCTCTGAAGAGACAAAAGCATTTTATGGTATTTTTAAAATTAAAGAGGCAATCACTGGTACACCGCAGGTATTGATTAGGGTAGAAGATTCGACCAATAATAACTATTTTTCCATTGAGGCACAGGATCATAGAATTGATTATATATTAAAATATTCTGGAACCACAAAAGTTATCTATTCATCTCCAGGGGTTGAAGTTGGAACAATATTTGCAGCAGGTATAAACATTGATGATTTTGCTAACTACTATGGAAAAAATCTATTATCGTTTTTTGGAAACAAAAATCAATTAAACGTTTATATTGGTGGTACAAAAGAACTATCAAATACTTTTACTGGTAATATCTACAAAGTTGGTTTTACAACTGCTAGAAATATTAGCAATGTTGATTTAGGACTTAACTTTAAGGGTGTTCCTTATGACTACGAAGATGTCTTTGAATACTTTGATGGCGTAACACCAATAGATTCTGGTGATTCATATTTTGGAGACAATGTAACATTTTGGCAATATTTATTAAGTGGCGGTACGCCATCAGATTTTTCAGTACAGCGTCTAGTTGATCATATAGCAAGCCACACACTAATTTTTGAAAAGATATTTGACAAACTAATTCCAGACATTGCTACAACTGGATATTGGGAAGATAATCTTCCGCTTACATATTTTGGTAAAAATATAGTAGCAGATGATGGGTCGACGGTATACGGTCTGGATTTTATTCAATTTAATATTGACTATCCTGCACCATCTAAATATACAGAATCAGAAACCACGGGCACTTGGAACTATGCAGAACTAAAATCTGAGTATGAAAAACCAACTCAAAAGACATATGCTTTATTAGATAATCACCTATATACTAATTATGATAATTATGATGATTTAGCACAAAGATCTATAAAGAGTTACCTATACGATACCTCTAATTCTTTGGTGAGATCCTATATCACTTTCCAATATACTAAAACTGGTGCAAATGCTCAGCCTGGTTATTTTACTCGTATTGAAAATGCCACAAAGAATGGAGTAGTAATTCCTGGCTCTGATTGGCAACACACTAAATATGAAGTGGTAGATAATATGGTTATCTATCCACCAACACTAGTAGACTTTAATGACCTATCTATTGTCTTACACTTAGAGTTTGTAGTTAATGGAGTTAGATTTAATCCAGTTAAGGTGAGATCATTGCAGTTGGCATCACAAGCACTAAACGCAAACCAGTTGACTCCAATTGGTACAAGGTTCGGTACTGATGTTTATCCATATACCAAAGATGGATTTTATTATAATTATAAGCATACAAATCCATACACCATTTATAAAAAGAGCATGCCATACTTATATCTAAGTAGAAATAGTGGCTTTGAGATTAAGGGCACATATAATCCACAAATTGATAGAGGTCTTTCTATTAAGATTAATTCAAGTAAGGCATCTGACTATCAGGTTATGGCTATGCAGGTATTCCTTAAATATGATAAAGACTTTTTCCCATATGCCCCAACTCCAATATTTAATATATATGGACGCAATAGTTCTTTGAATTTTTATATGGTTGCAGATAGTCCAGACGGTAGACGTGCAAAAATTTATGCAATTAACTCAGACACTGGAAGACTGGAAAACGGTATAGCATTTTATATAAATGGAAAATTGGTTAAGAACCCCGTTATAACTGTAAAAGAATGGTCTGTTTTGGGAATATCGTTTGCCAACATCATTGATTATACAAACTACACTGGTGAGTTAAACCTAGTTGGACCACTTGTATTTAGTAATATATCGTATTATCAGTCTACAACCCTTCAGGAAGTAAAGACTGTCGTCAAGCGTCAATGGTTCCAGGTTCTCAACAGTGGATCCTCAGTTCAGGATTGGGAGTATTGGGTTGACGCTGGTAACTGGAATAACGTACTAATCCTATCTACCACAAGTTATTATGGCGTAAATCCAAAAAATATTTACGATGCCTTTGCTGGTACTAATAAGATAATTATTGATGATGAAAGGCTTTTAATGTTTGACAACTATGAATATAACTTCAATACAGATGTAACATGGCAGTCTAAAGTCATCAACGCAGTATAGTATGGTATACTGGTGGTTATGAAAAACAAAAACAATGCCCCTTTTGGTAAAGACGGAAAACCAAGAATGCCTGGTCAAATTGGTGATACCAAGGTTACTTTAATTGAAAAGAACTATGACTGGGGTCTTTATGTTTGGAAGAGGGCAAACGGCAAATGGTTTACTGATGGAGAGGGTAACATCCTAAACATTCCATCTATGAAGGGTGATATTGCTCAGATCGCTAAATTAAAGCAGGCAGCAGCACACTACGGTGAGCCAGATGGAGAACCATACTTCTTTGCTGGATTGGGAAGGGTAACCGATGAAGAATACTCTGAACAAAAACAAAGAATGGCAGAAGGACTAATTCCTAACCTTAACGATTTAGGTGCTGTTCAAGCAGCAAAAGACACAATTGCAAAATATGGAGCAACAGACTAATGTCAAACGAAGATCAGATTTTTATTAATGCGAATATAGACACACCATCTAGTTTCTTGGATCAGTTTAAACAAGAAGATCCATTCAACAAGGTTTGGTCTGAACTAAAAACATATTCTGGTTTGGGAAATAATTTTAAGCGTCGCACAAACAGAATTGCAGAAAAGTCTTTAGCACCAGATAATATGCAAGGCTACATGGATAGTGCAAGAGCAAATCAAAGCGGTATTGATGGTGCACGTTCAAAAGAAATTAATCCTGGAACAGTATACAGAAATGCATATGGACTTTTTGATGTTATTACTCCACCATGGAATGTTTATGAATTAGCAAATTTCTACGATACTTCATTTGCTAACCATGCTGCTATTGATGCAAAGGTAGAAAATGTTGTTGGTCTTGGATATGATTTTGAACTATCTCCAAGCACAATGCTTAAACTAGAATCAAACTCAGACTCTGGACAGGTTGATAGGGCAAGAAATAGAATTGAAAGAGCAAAGATTGAAATGCATGCTTGGATTGAATCATTAAATGATGATGATTCTTTTACAACTACAATGACCAAGGTATATACAGATATGCAGGCAATCGGAAATGGTTATCTTGAAGTAGGTAGAACAACATCTGGACAAATTGGTTATGTAGGCCACATTCCAGCAACCACAATGCGTGTTCGCAGACTACGTGATGGTTATGTTCAAATTATTGGACAGAAGGTTGTTTACTTTAGAAACTTTGGCGCAAACAATCCAAATCCAATTACAGATGATCCAAGACCAAATGAGATTATTCATTTTAAACAGTATTCACCACTAAATACATTTTATGGTGTTCCAGATATTATGTCAGCAATTAATTCACTTTATGGTGATCAATTAGCCTCACAATATAATATTGATTATTTCAGTAACAAGGCTGTACCACGTTATGTTATTACACTTAAGGGTGCAAGACTATCATCTGATGCTGAAGATAAAATGTTTAGATTTTTACAAACCAATCTTAAAGGACAATCACATAGAACACTTTATATTCCACTTCCAGGAGATACGG